AGAGCGATCAGATTGTTTACGAGCAGTTGCCACGGTTGATCACGCTGGCGCAGCGCCGAATTGCGCGTGAGTTGAAGATCCAGGGCTTCATCCGCCCGGTGCAGACCAATCTGCAGATCGGGGTGGCGGTCTATCCCAAGCCAGACAGGTGGCGCGATACCATCAGCATGACGGTGGATGGCTCGCCCATCTTTGCCCGGTCATATGAGTATCTGCGGAGTTATTGGCCGAATGAGGCTGAGACTGGCGCCCCGCAATTCTATGCGGATTATGATTTCCAGCATTGGCTGATTGCTCCCACGCCGATTGCCGTGGGTGTTTTGGAGGTCATGTACTATGAGCAGCCCGCGTTGCTTGGCGATGACTTGCAGACGAATTGGCTGACCGAATATGCGCCGGATCTTCTTCTCTATGCCACGCTGTTGGAGGCTACTCCATTCCTCAAGAGCGATGAGCGGATACAGGTTTGGCAGGCAATGTATGATCGTGCGGCGCAGGCGCTGACGGGCGAGGACATGAAGCGCATTATGGACCGCAGCGCCGCGAGGAGTGAAGCATGACCATTTATCAGGATGTTTTTGGCGGCGCGACGATCTACCCGAGTGAGATCAGTTACAGCGCGATTTCGCTGACGGCAGACATTACGCTCAGCTGGCCGGAGGAGACTTCTGCCAGTGAGAATTTGGCGACCAAGATTATTGATGTCACGCCCTCAACGTCTGGCCTGAGCATTCTTCTGCCGCCGGCGAACAGGACGGGCGTTGGCAATACGATCCTGTTCAATAACCGCGGCGCCGAGACTTTCACGGTTAAGAACAATGTAGGCACGCAGGTTGTTACGGTTGCTCCTGGCACGCTCTGGCAGGTTTATCTATCGGCCAACAGCAATGCGGCCGGCACTTGGCGGTCTTTGCAGTATGGTGCGGCGACTTCTATTGCCAATGCCAGCGCCTTGGCTGGCACGGGGATTGTGGCGGTTGGCACGCTGCTCAGCCAGTCTGTGCCGGTCACGAGCTTCAATAGCAACTACACGGCGGGCGTTGCTGACCGCGCCAAGATGTTCAATTGGACGTCTGCCGGCGGCACGTTCACGCTGCCTGACCCGACAGTGGTAGGCGATAACTGGTTTGTGTATTTGCGGAACAGCGGCACGGGCGCGATTGTCGCGGATCCTCCTGGTCTAATTACGATTGACGGCGCTTTGTCGTTGTCTTTCCAGCCGGGTGAGTCGGCCATCATTGTTTCAGATGGCGCGAATTTCCACACTATCGGCTTTGGCCAATCGGCTACCTTTGCGTTTGACTACACGGTTATTAATATCCCTGGCACTGGCACATACACGCTGACGGGGTCTGAGCTTAATCGTGTTGCTTATCGGTTCACCGGGATTTTGACGGGCAACCGCACTGTGGTGGTGCCGGCAACGGTGCAGCAGTATTGGGTCGATAACCAGACGACTGGCGCTTACACGCTGACGATTGACCCTTCAGGCCCTGGCACGAGTTTCAATGTTGGTCAGGGCGAGCGCGTTATTCTGTATTGCGATGGCACGGACGTTTTGAATGCCACCACGCAGGGCATTTCTGTTCCGCTGACGATTGCCGAGGGTGGTACGGGTGCGACTACAGCTGGCGCTGCGTTGATTAATTTGGGTGGCACGGCGACTGGTATTGCCTTGTTTACTGCTGTTGATCAGCCTGCGGCTTGGGCTGCCTTGGGTGTTGCTCAGGCTGGCAATGTGAATGGCGGTACGTTCTGATGCCAGTAACGACTGCCGTCCTTCGCTCTCAGCCGGGTATTAAGCGCGATGGTACGCGCTTTGAGGGCGATAACTACGTTGACGGGCAGTGGGTGCGCTGGCAGCGCGGTTTGCCGCGCAAGATGGGCGGCTATCGTGCAACGCAGAAATATCTGCAAGAAATCAGCCGAGGCTTTTCAACATTCACGCAGATGAATTTTGTCTACTGCCATTCGGGCAGCGACAATTACCTTGAGCGTTTCACGATTGACAGCACGGCCAATAGTTCAATTGTGACTGACCGGACGCCGGTGAGTGCTGCGGCTACTGCGACTGTTACGCTGACGGGTGGCGCGGCTGGTTCTGTCGATACGATCACGGTTGACGGCGTGAATATCATGTCTGGTTCTGTGGCGTTCACGACAAACTTGGCGACCACGGCGGCTGCCGTTGCCTCAAATATCAACGCTTACACATCTTCGCCGGAGTACACGGCTGCGGCTGTTGGCGCGGTGATTACGATCAGCGCGGCCAGCGCGGCCGGTTCGGATCCGAATGGCTTTGTGGTGCTGGTGACGGCAACTACCATTACTTACACCAAGACGAATATGTCTGGTGGGTCTTTTGCTTATGTGTCTTCGCCAGAAAATATGTGGATGTTTGACTATCAATATGATTCTTCCACCAACCAGAATTATCTGATTGCTCATGCGGCGCCCAATTTGGATTGCATTTGCAATGACCAGGGCGGCCAGATTTTCTTTGGCGAGGTTCTCGGTACTGGGCTGTTGAAGTCAGTGTCGTTGCCGCCTGATGCCAATGCGACTGGCGGGGTTGTCTCATTGCATCCGTATTTGTTCTATTATGGGACGGACGGGATTGTCGGGTGGTCGGTTGCTGGTGAGCCGACTAATCTAACGGGCTCTGGATCTGGCTTGGCTCGCGTGTGGGGCCAGAAGATCATTAAGGGTATGCCGCTGCGCGCCGGTTCTGGCAGCGCCCCTGCGGGCATCTTTTGGGCGTTTGACGCGGTTATTCGTGCCACGTTCACGGGCGGCGCCACGGTATTTCAGTTTGATGTGATTGCCACCGATACCTCGATCATCTCGCCGCAATGCGTGGTGGATTATGATGGGGTGTTTTTCTGGTGTGGCGTTGATCGGTTTCTGATGTTCAATGGTGTGGTGCGTGAAGTGCCAAACCAGATGAACCTCAATTACTTCTTTGATGGCTTGAACCAACGTCAGCGCAGCAAGGTTTTTGCGTTCAAGGTGCCGCGGTATGGTGAAGTTTGGTGGTGCTATCCTCGCGGGGATGCGACTGAATGCACGCATGCGGTGATCTACAATGTGCGCGAGAACACTTGGTATGATACCGAGTTGCCGAATTATGGGCGTTCTGCCGGCCAGTTTAACAACTCGTTTGCGGCGCCAGTTTTGACGGGCGTTGAGGATAGCGGTTCTGGCTATCGCGTTTGGGTGCAGGAGCAGCTGACTGACGAGTATGATGGCCCGAATATCCGTCCCATCCGGTCCTATTTTGAAACGGCGGACTTGTCCAAGTTGGTGCAGGGCCAGAACGAGTATCTGCGGATTACGACGATTGAGCCTGATTTTGTGCAGCGCGGGCCGATGACTGTGCAGGTTACTGGCCGGGCAAATGCAAGGGCGCCAGAGGTTTACAGCACGATATTCACGTTCCCTGAGAACGCGTCAACGCCGCATGAACAGATCGTAATGCTCAAGGAGCAGCGCCGTGAGTTGCGTGTCCGATTTGAGAGTAATGCTGTCTATGGCGATTACCAGATGGGTCAGATCATTGGGCATCTGTCTACTGGGGATCGGACGGTGTTGGGATGAGCCTGCGGGTAACGCTTCCTACTGGGCTTGGGTTGCGGGACTGGGCAGATCAGATTGCCTTGGATCTTGATCCGTATGGCGCGTTTGGCCGCTTGGACATTGAGGATCAGTGGCAGAATTGGGCCATGCAATTTTTGAACAACATGACGCTTAAAGAAAACTTCCCGGTTCCGTATAGTTTTGACAATTGGCGGGATTGGGCTGAGCGTTTCTGTCAGGCTTTGGAGTAGAGACAATGGCGATCCGCGATCAAATCATGCAGATGGCGCAGAGCGATCCTCAGTTTGCTCAGGCGGTTGACGCCATGGAGCAGGCGGTCATCAACATGCCTGTCACTCCAGAGGACTTGGAAGAGGTTATTGAGCTTCTGGAGGTCGTTGTTCAGGATCCGTCCAAGTATCCTGAGATGCGTCAGGCGGCGATTGATGATGGCGAGATTGATGAGGATGTGCTGCCGCCGCAGTTTGATATGGTTTATATCGTGTCCCTGCTGGTGGCTTTGTATGGCCTTCAGGACCGCCTAAGCCAAAAGGGGTACGCTCGTGGGGGTCTGTCTGTCGCAGGCCGCCGGCTGGCTTCTAAGGGGCGTGGCGGCGATAGCGAGCTGGCTCATGTGAACCCACGCGAGGCTGAGATGCTGCGCCGGGCTGGTGGGTCTGGCGGCATTAATCCGCGCACTGGTTTGCCTGAGTATAAAATTAAATGGGGCAAGATCCTTGGCGCTGCGTTGCCGGTTGTTGCAACGCTTATTTTGCCGGGATTAGGGACCGCAATTGGTACCGCCATCAGCGGTGGCCTTGGTTTAGGGCTTGGCGCAACAGGCGCAAGCATTCTTGGCGGTTCAATTCTTGGCGCCGGCAGTTCTCTTTTAAGCGGCGGCAATCCGCTTCTTGGTGCCGTTTCGGGGGGCTTGGGTGGTGGACTTGGTGGAGAAATTGGCGGATTTTTAGGAGTAAAGGACGCCGGGTTAGCAAATATTCTTGGCACCAGCCTTGTGGGTGCAGGCACAGCTGGGGCCACCGGCCGTAACCCGTTCAGCGGTGCGCTTCGTGGC